ACCCGCGCTCGCTAACTGGTTCAACTCCTGCGTTGACAGCTTGCCCTTGGATTTAATTTCAGAAAGTGCATAGGTTATACGGCCCAACCCTTCATCACCTCTGCCTGTTCCCGCTGCGGCATCACCGATTACTCGCAAATCTTTTATAACATCATCGGCATTCCAACCCATCGCTATCATTTGTTGTGTCTGTGCGATTACACCTGCGGTTTTAAACGGAGTTTCCTTTGCGAATTGATTTATATCGTCCATCATTTTTTTGGCTTTGTCTGCCGATTTAAACAATGTTTCAAACCCTATTTCTGCACCCGTTATACTGTCGGCCATCTCTATGGGTTGCATAACAATTTTTTTGGCGGCAAGCCCTGCGAAAATCCCGGTTATTACACCTTGTATGCTGGTTGCAAAATTTAGAATGCCACGGAGAGGCTTTGTGGCATAATCTATGACCTTCGCAGTAAAGCTGAAGGTTTTTCCTGCTAAATTTTTGAGCGTGCCTGTTACCTTGTTTACTATCTCCGTTGCCTTATCTTTAATGCCGAGCGTAGGATTGGCTTTCGTGTTATCAAGTTTTTTCATTTGGTCTTGTGTTTTCTTGACCGTCTGGTCGAATTTATCAACTTTTTTTGTTGCCGTATCAACGCCCGGGTTTGTTTGGTCTAAAAATCGAGCCGCTATATCAATAACAACTACACTTGCGCCGCCGAGTGCCATGTTGCCGCCTCCTTTCCGCATTTTTCATTATATAAATTTTAACATAGTATCGGGGTCTGAAATCACAATCTTTAAGCACAAAAAAGCCCTGCAAGGGTTACCCTGCAAGGCCTATAATTTTAATGCCGGAGATTTCGCCTCTTCCTCAATTTCTTTAACAGCCATAGCCATAAAAAAGGCCTTTTTCATTTCGTGAAACTCCCACACCTTTTCCGGGTCGAACCCCCACCGTGCAAGACGATATAAAAGGTATGCCTTGCCTCCGGCATCAATTAGTTTTTTGCGTAACTCTCCACGCTCGTGCCAAACGCCGACAGGGCATCTATTTCATCTACAATTGCATCTTTTTCCCCTGCCAACAGTGCGAGTTCTATCACATCATAACCCGATATTACATTGTATTTTTCCAGTGCTTTTGGGTTATCCCATAGCTTTTTGCGATACTCCTCTGTGGTTGCAGTATAAATCTTAATGCTTCGCAGTTTGGCTATATCGGTGTCGAGTTCCACTCTCGGGAATTTTTTCCCCGCAGGGTTGTCCCCGTACTTTGTTGCTTTCTTCCTGCAGTCCATTAATTCTTTTTCATCAAGGGGACGGACATCAAACTCAAACAGCTTTTTCCCGGCTCTTTCAATTCTTAGCATTTTGGTGATGGTGTGGTTTTCCTTTTCGTCAATTGCCGCAAATAGTCCATCGAGCAGTTCGTCCTCTCGCATGAGCAGTTCATCTTTGCTCGGCATTTCTACCTCGACCGCCTCGTTTAGAAGGTCATCATTTGTTCTCGGCTTTGTACTCATAGCTTAAACACTCCTTTACAGATTATCAGATTTTCATGTGTTTGTCAGAACCTTTAATCAAAGTATTCTAACAGTTCGGGGGTCGCATTAAGACGGAAACTCCACGGTCTTTTGATTATCTCCCCCGGTGTGATATTCATTAAATCTACACTGCCATCGGGTATGCAGCTTCTGAATACCTGCCGCTGCACTTGTCCGTCTCGCCTTGACAGCTTTCCTTGGAAGCTAAATTGAGGGACCCTGCCTTTTGCTAAATCGTCATATAACGGTTTTAGCATAACATCATCCCTTATGACGCTCTCTGTAATTGTGAGCGTGGCAGACTGCGCTGTGTCTACGGCATAGCTCCAAGCCGAGCCTATGGGCTGATAGTCTGTGTTCGTGAAGTTAAGCTGTACTTGAAATGCGTCAGCTTCGGACAAGAATATATTGCCTTTTGACGTGCTGATGAACACTTCACCGTCTTTCCCCGTAACGACATTTCTTACGTCATTTTCTGCTTTTCTATTCATTATCTATACCTCCTATTCTTCGGGGCTAAATCTAAACTTGAAAGTAAAATACACTTTTTCCAAGCTGTCGATATCGTCAGCCCAAATATTAAACCATGCACTGTCGCCCTGTGGCGGGTTGTTGCTGTCAACTTCGATATATGCACCCTCGACAAGTTTTTGTTCCGCAACCATGGCATTAATTACACCCTGTACATTTTGAACAACCGTTGAGCGACCGTCGGCGCTGTTGTTTATATTGCCGATTAGTGGCTCTACCGTATCACTTGCCCTCTGCATTAATTCAAAGCGAATTTTAGCGCGTTTAATTTTTTTCCATCCCTCGTCATCGTTGCCGGAGGGGGATACAAGGGTTGTTATTCCGCTGTCAATCCATATCACACCTGCGTTACTTGCCGATGCAGTAAGCATACCACCCTTGATTGCGCTTTCGTACTGCGAATTAGTGAGAAACTCTTTCAAATTTACTGCTCCGCTGATTGATTTGTGGGTTACGGCCTCGTTTGACGGAGTGCTTGCCACCATTCCTGCAATCCTTGCGGCTGCCTCAAACCCTTCATAGGTCTTTCCGCTTGCATCTACCCAAGCACCACCGAAGTAAACCACCTTATAATTATTATAAGCCGTTGCATGGGACACCCTTGTCGCAAACGCTACGCTGGTTGGTTCTCCTATAACTGCAAAAGCCATTTTGCCTACGCTGTACACACGGTCTATGTAGCCTTGCAGGAGTGCCAGTATGTCGGTGTCGCTTGTATCAACGCATACCACGTTCCAGTTGTGGGCTTCAAGCAAATTCAAGCCGTCAGTGTAGCTTTGGTTTGTGATTACGGGATTTGTTCCCGCTGTGATTTCCTGTTGGTTTGCGAGGGCGAGAGTGCCGTTTCCTTCCGCCGTCTTTGCAATGGTGATATAATCACTGCCCTGCTCCGCAAACGCTGCCACAAGCCCATCTACCTCTGTTGCGCCTGCAGTAAAGCTGAATGTATCTCTTGCGATATTGTTTTCGTCATAAACAATCAGCTGTTTTTGTGTTTCAACACCCGGATTTGCTCTTACGGAGTATGTGAATGCTCTTGCCCCAGAGTATTTAAGGGACATGGTGATTACATCGGCAGGGCTTCCGGCTGTGTCTTTAAGATTTATACTGCCCGGTGTTGTCGCTGCCCCCAGTCGAATTGCTTTTACAACACTCGCACCACCCTTGAAAATTTCCTCGATTATAGAAACGGTATCGTTTTCGCCCCCGTTACCATAAACTTTATATGCCTGTGACGGTGTTTCAATGTACTGAACCTGTCCGAGCGGGCCCCAGTTAGATTTAATCACCACTGCAACCTGTCCATTCAAGGCCCCGGCAAGCGATGCACCTCCCGTGTTTTCATAACGCTGATAAACTCCGGGTCTTATTTTCTGTTCTCCGCTACTAAAAAATATAGCCATTAGCCTTTAACCTCCTTTTTTAAGAATTTATTGACTTTGTCTTTTGCGCATTCCATCGTAATTGCTTCAACGCCTTTTAGTGCTGCTGCCACGCATTCGGGCATTGTGCCGAAAACGTGAGATACATCTGCCAGTTCTTTTGGCGTGTAAAGGCTTTCTGTAGTCGGCGCGATTTCTGTTTTTGCGTTTTTGTTAGCCACCAGTCGGCATCTCCTCTCTCTCAATATTTAAGTTATTTAATGGGTCGTAGTGAATACTATCCTTTAGCACTCCATACTGCCCTGTAATCGTTACCTGCCCCTCGCTTAGCGGGTTTGATGTTGGGTTTATAGTAATTTGCTGAAACAGTAACGGCGATTTATCGGCAAGCACGACCTCTCCCTCAATACTCAATATGTTAGATATTGACCTCGCCCACATTTCCTGTGTTTGCACTTTCCCAGTGAATATGTGGCAGGCAATCCTTGCTGTTATCCAAGCCACGGCATGGACGTTTCTCACCACCGCATTATCTCCGGTCATCCTTATGTATAAAGCGGGTTCATTTTCGCTTGGCACGAATATTTCCGGCAGTGTGTCGATGCCGATTATTTTCGCTTGTATAAACCTTGACTTGAGCCAAAGAACCAGCCCCATTACAGGGTCGGGGTTTATTGTCGCCTTGCACGGAAATGTCAACAAATCAAACTCAAGCGTTGCCCCGATTACCCTCGGTTGGTTGTTGTTCTGTTTGCTTTGCTCAAACATATCCGTTCTTTTCCATAGTGCTGACACGGTTTCCTCTCCTGCCGATGTAAAGAAAACCCCGCTCAA